ACTATATAAAGCGACAACGCCACCGTTACTACTCATTGTTATTCCATTTGCGTTAGTCGGTGAGTATGTTCCATCCCACCAATAAATAGAACCACTTGACCCGGGTGCGTCTGCCCATTCACCGTCACCATCAAGGAAAGTGGATAAACCAAAGGCGCTAAAGTTAATTGCTCTATTTCTGTTCTCATCACCAAATCTTATATAACCACGTGATAATGTTGTTGTTACGTCATAATCGTATGATTGGCCTAACCATCTACGGTTATATTGTCCACGTTGAGTTATTCTATTATTGGTTATTTCAGTAAACTCTGTGTTATTACCACCACGCACACTAATTAAATTGGCGTTCAACGTACCAGTAGTAATCGTATTCGCTACAATACCTTCGGCAGTAATGGCAGTCTTTGCAGTCTTGCCACCATCTGTGGACAATAACAACCCACTACTGTTCATAGTCATGATGTTGTTATTATTCTTCTTATCCATGAAGTGTTGACCGTTTGTATCATATATAATTTCACTTGTAGTATTCTGTATTTTAGTTACCATTGATTTACTAATGATATCTAATGCTTGAAAAGGTAGCGATTTACGCCCTTGTATCAAGTCGGCTATATCTTTTGCAGCAGTGGATAAGTTACTACCGTATGCGTCTGCCATGTTGCCTGTACCGAACGTGATTTCCATGTCTAGTATTTGTTCTAGGTCATTAACAGACTTCGATATTTTAACAACACGTATTTCAGTATCTAGTCCGATACGTTCATCAACTAGGAATACTCTATCTCCTATCACAGCGTGTTGGTAGTTATAACCTTGTTGTGACATATCATATATATCAGCAGTGAATGAAATTTGAACACTTTCATCAACTGTCTTTTTAAGGTTAGAGTCCATCGTTGCTTGTTTAGTCACACGACCATCACGAATAGGAGGCGCTTCTCTTATACCTATAATATCGGCAAGTGGTGAAGTGTATTCACGTTTTAATTTAGCTTTATCAATTACATCTGTATTTTCGTCATCATCTGAATAGTTACCAAAACCTTTAGCATGTGTCCACATTTCAGATGCGTCTACTTCTTTTGTAATGTCTTGTGTATTCACTTTATAACGATACTCAAAGTTAGCGTCATTACCGAGTCTGTTTTGTAGGTAAACAACATTACCAACGATATTAAATTCATAACCGAATCGGTCAATGAACGTTTTAAATATTTCAAGTCGTGTTTCACCTTCGCCGATACCTTCAAAGCTATTACTAGGTGCAGACTCTACTGTGGAATATGTGAAAGGTGTATCGTTAAATACAATGTTAAAAGCTTCTGTAACGGTTAAACTTTCATCTATACGTTGATATACACGACTTGTATTCAACCAATCAAGCATGTACAGAACAGCTGTAACACTGATTTGGTATTTATCGCCAAACCCAGTTTGCTTACTGGATATGATACGGTATTCTTTACCTTCGAATAGGATAATCCACATCTTCAAATCATCTTGCTTCTTCAAAAACTCACTGTTCATATCGGTGTATTCTATAGAATTGATAGACGTAGTGGTAATGATTATATAAATTTAATTAATTATGATTACTTTGCAGTGGGCAGTGATTCAAGTAGACGTGTAAGGTCTGACGCTATTTATAGACGTACTTATTCTGCCGGCGCGAACATGGTAATCACAGAAGAAGGTACACTTGGACGTTCAACATCTGCAAGTAAGTATAAGTTGTCTATTGAAAATCAATACACTGAACCAAACGATCAATTAGAACATTCTAAGAACATTTTAAACTTAGATGTTAAATCATGGTTCGATAAAGCGGAATCTGAAATAGTATCAAAAGAATGTGACGAAGGTCAAAGAGTATGCGACGATGCTTTCAAACTCAAACGACATGTAGGTTTAATTGCAGAAGATGTTGAGAGTGTAGGTTTAAGCGAATATGTAGATTACAACACAGAAGGTGGCGTTGAATCTATTCAGTATGACAGACTTTGGGTTCACTTAATACCTATCATAAAAGAACAGCAAAAACGACTGGAGGAATTGGAAAATGGAACAAAATAATGTAGATGATAAAGATATAGAAATTGCAATACAACAAAATACGATTAACGAATTGAACACAGTTAAGGTTAAATTACAGGTGCAAATTGAAAAGTTATACAGAGAATTACAAGAATACAAAGAGTCGCAACCCGAATAAGTCGTGGCTTTTTATTTTATAGAAAGTGGGTGAGTGAATGGGGAACGAAGAATTTAGAACATCGGATAAATTAGGGACCCTATCATTATTTGGTTTAGGTGTGTTTACAAATATACGTGGTTTTTATTGGGCAATTAACCAAGATTCTGTATTGAATGAATCGGACTTTTACCAAGCGTTACACAACGTAATGCCTATTTGGTTGTGGGGAATATTACTTATTGTATTTGGTACATCGTTAATGATCGCAAGTGTATTCTTTGGTAAACGTTCCGTAAACAATACAACATATTACTTTATGCTAGTCGGTGGTACAGGTAGTGCTATTATCCACTTCTTAATGGCATCTGCTGGTATTTACAATTCTATAAACTGGCTTTCTCCTATGCAATTTGTTGTTCTAACAGCATGGCTAGGGTTTGTTGGTTTCTTAGGTGGGTTGAAGTTGTATGACAAATGATGATTACGTACGTAGACACGAGTGGGAGAAATCAAAAGGGAAGATTCACGAAAGAATAAATGATGTGGATAATAAGCACACTGCTAATCACAATGAATTGTTACGCAAGGTAGATGTACAAACAGAGTTACAAAGAAACACTTTTAAATCACAAGAAAAGTCGGAGAAACACCTTGAGAACATAAGTGAATCTTTAACCACAGTTGGTACACGTGTCACTGAATTAGAATATGAAACACGAACACACGACAAAGACATACGAGGGCTACAAGGCACACTTGCAGCAGAAACTAAAGGTAATCGTGATGTACTCATTGCTTGGGTTGGAGTTGCTGGTGTTGTGCTTGGTCCACTTGTTTTATGGATGGCAAATACATTTTTTAAATAAATTACAGTCGGCTCATTGAGTCGGCTTTTTATTATGGAGGGAATTAGATGAAGAAAGATAAAACAAAACAATTTATAGCCTTAATAGGTGGGTTCTTAGGAGCCTTATACATGGCGTTAAACGCATCTGGAATCAGTGCAGAATGGATTAATCCACAGAAGGTTGATGCATGGGTGAACGTCCTTAATACAGGCATTCCAGTAGCGTTAACTTTCTATGGTGTATATAAAAATACTTTCGTCGTAACTAAGAAAGCTAAAGAGCAAGAAGAAGTATTAAAAGATTTAAATATGAAATAAGGAGAGATTTATATATGAAGAATGCAATTGATTATTTAACTGAAAAAGGCTGGAAAATATCATCAGACCCACGACAATACGATAACTACCCGAAGAATTATGGCTATCGTAATTATATAGAAAATGGAATTAATTACGATTCATTTTGTGGTGGTTATCATAGAGCGTTTGACGTGTATTCTAATGCTACAAACGATGTGCCGTCAGTAACAAGTGGAAAAGTAGTGACAGCTGAAACACATGGCAACTTTGGAGGTACAGTGGAAGTAAGAGACGCAAACGGTAATGATTGGATATACGGTCATTTACAACGTGATTCTCTCCGTTTCAAAAAAGGAGATTTAGTTAATCAAGGCGACATAGTTGGATTGCAAGGTTCATCTAACTATGATGATAATCCTATGGCAGTCCACTTACACATTCAACTAAGACCTAAAGGTACTGATTTATCAGATGAAAAAGCAGAAGTTTGTACAGGATTACCAATCGAAACATACGACATTAGTGAACTGAATAAGAAACAAGATAACTCTAATAATGGGAGCGTGAAAGAATTGAAACATATTTATTCTAGTCATATTAAAGGTAATAAAATAACATCACGTAAGCCGAGTATCCAAGGAATTGTTATCCATAATGATTATGGTAGTATGACACCTTCTAGTTATTTACCTTGGTTATATGGTCGTGAAAATGCCGGTACACATGTTAATGGTTGGGCAAGCGTTTATGTTAACCGTAATGAGTGTTTATGGTATCACCCAACAGATTATGTAGAATGGCATTGTGGTAATACATGGGCAAACAATAATTTAATCGGACTTGAAGTGTGTGAAAGTTATCCGGGACGTATTTCTGATAAATTATTTTTAGAAAATGAAGAAGCTACATTAAAAGTGGCAGCAGATATATTGAAGTCTTATGATTTACCAGTCAATAGATCAACTGTTAATCTACATCGCCAATATTTTGGCACATCTTGTCCGCATCGTTCTTGGGATATTCACGTTGGTAAAGGTGCAGCTAATACAACTGCTAATAATAACAAGATGAAAGATCACTTTGTAAAACGTATCAAACATTATTATGATGGTGGTAAATTAGAAACAGGTAATGGAGAAACTATTAATCAAGAAGATGTAAAACAAGAAGTTAATGAACACAAAAATGAACAAACAGTAACTTCTACTGATTGGAAAAAGAATGCAGATGGCGTTCTATATAAAGCAGAGCAAGCAACATTCACTGTAACTGCAAGCGAAGGAATTATCACACGTTATACAGGACCGTGGACTGGTTGGCCACAAGCTGGAGTGTTACAGAAAGGGCAATCTATTAACTATAGCGAAATACAAAAATACGACGGTCACGTTTGGGTATCATGGGATACTTACGAAGGTGATACAGTATATATGCCGGTCAGAACATGGAATAGTAAAACTGGTAAGTTAGGACCATTATGGGGAACAATAAATTAATATGTTACAATATAAATAGCTATCATACTAAGGGCAAGTGTCGTCATGCACTTGCCCTGTTTTTTTATGTTAGACTAACAGTAGGTGATTTATTTCGCCTCCTCTTTACAATGGCCACCCTTCGGGGTGGTTATTTTTTAGTTTAGTGTGGTAAAGTATTATTACATGCATTTATAATCCCTTATAAATATTTGTAAGCCAATCTACATCCCTAACCACCCATGCATGTCACTGGGCGGTTTTTTTTATTTACATACGCGAACAAGTGTTCTATTATATTTATGAGGTGATTATATGATTATTAACCAAGACGCACCAGATGAATATAAATACGAATCAGATTATCGTAATATACCACGTGAATATTTAAATCCACGTATACCAGAAGGTAGAGGCATGGTTAAGTGGGCGCCATTTGCTACAATACCTGAACAACATGAAAGATTGAATCAGTTCAAGCAAGACCAAAATAAGATAGAAAAGCCTATTTTAAGTGACGATCAATTGAATGAACTCAACGATACACTTATATTGAAAATGTTCCATGAACCTAATATAGAAGTAAGTTATTTTGAAGATGGATATATTAAAACAATAGAAGGTTACATACACAAGGTAGATACTCACCAACAAATACTCCATTTATATGAAGAAACTGGTTTAAGTAAGATTAATTTAAAGGATATTGTGGAAATAAAATAACCCACCTAAATGAATAGATGGGCTGCGCCAACGGCATGCCAACGAAATAGCGCAAACACTGGTGTTGTGGACTTCTTGAACTCCCTCACTCTCCGTAATTTCGATATTCCTCGTTATACTTCGTTGATAAAAACGTTGATATAACGGGGTTTTCTTATATCTCGATGTGCTTCGCTATATACCGTAATTATGCTTTTATGCCAACTGTACGCCAATATTGGCATCCATTTTATATCGTTACGCCAACGATGTTGGCATTGCTTCTAATGCAGTCATAGCCTTGTCTTTCTCGATTTCTGCCGTTTCATCTAGTAGGTGAGAATAAACATCCATAGTCGTTTTTATATTGCGATGTCCTAAGCGTTTTGAAATGTAATATATTGATACACCACTGTGAAGTAGGTAAGAGCAATGGGTATGTCTGATGGAGTGCAAAGTGTATTTGCCTAACTTATTTTCTAAACAGTATTTTTGTAAAACTTTAGTCACTGCATTGTTTGTGATTAATGATGTACCCGTGTTAAACAATTGGCCACTCATATTCGTTGGCATAATTGATAGGGCAGTTTCGATATACTTCATATCCATTTTAGGAATGTCTATTGTTCTATCTGATGTTTCTGTTTTTGTTCCAGGTAGGTGGATAGTATTCATTACAAAATTAAAATCAGTCTTATTTAATCGCTGCACTTCTCCAAATCTTCCACCAGTAATGATAAGCAAGTATATGAATAAGTACGATTGCTTGTGCGTGCCTTTTACATAGTTTTTTAAGCCATTGAATGCTTGAATACTCATAAATTTATCTTCTTCTCTTTGTGTTGGCTTACTACCTTTTACAACAGCTTTATAAGTAGGGTCTTTCAACATTAAACCTTCTTGTATTGCATCTTCAATTGACGCTTTAATACAGTTGTGGACTTTTCTAACTGATTCAGTTGCGTGCGTTTCACCATACCATTTAATAAACTTACGATATAGAGTAGTGTTGAAATTATCCATTCGTATATCTGAAAGCTTTTCAGTTTCCAAAAATGATTTGAATTGATTAATCGCATTCACAAATGTTTGATAGGCACGATCTGTGATTACACCTTTTTTATTCACATCAATCCATTGGTTATAATATTCAATGAATGAACTTTTATTATTGATAATCACACCTTGCATAAGGTAATTCTTTGCTTGTGTTTCTCCTTCGGTAGCTTCACGCTTGGTCTTATATCCTTGTTTACGATAACGTTTGCCATCATGTCCAAAGTAATATCCCCATTTACCATTGTCATATTTCTTGACTGTCATAGCCATTCCTCCTAAAAAAGATAAAAATATATAGGGCATAGTAAAATGCCCGTGGAATTATTCATCATGTAAATCGTTAAATTCATAAACTAATTCGTTATATTCATACTTAGATAAACTAGGGTCTTCCATTTTTTCGTTAATAGCGTCTGCTTTTTGTTCTTTTTCTAATTCCTTATCACGTTCTTGTTGATAAAATGCTTCCATTTCATCAGCGGCATGTGCGTCTGTTCCACCTTCAATATTTTCTCTAGCCCATTGTTCTTCGTCAATTGGCTCTTGTTGAACTGGTTGTTCCTCAACTGCTGGCGCTTGCCCTTGCGACTGAACAGGTTGTTGTTCTTGAGTATTCACTTGCTCTTGTGATTGTACAGGTTGTTCAGTAGATTCATCTTTTGTTGTTACTTCCTCACTAGATTTATCGTCCGGTTTGCTTTCTTCTTCGTCCGGTTTACTCTGTTTATCATCATCAGACTTCTTATCATCTTTCTTACTTTCTTTGTCAGACGATTTAGTTTCTTTTTTATTTTCCGATTTACTTTCCTCTTGACCACATGCAGCTAATACTAAAAAACTTGCCATTAATAAAAATAATAACTTTTTCATTACACATTCTCCCTTAATATAAATTTATTTTATATTAAACAACCTACGTTTATATATGAGTGTACCCAGACACTCAATGTACGTTGTATTAATCCCAATTATGATGTTCGAACACTTGTAATGGTTCAAACTTGATTACATATCCCTTATAGTAAACATCTAATCCGTATTTCATTTTATAATGCTCAATTGCTTTTAACACATAATCATTCGATACTTCAAAATGACATGCCATTTCATGTAAATTACATATACCAGAATGGAAAGCATCGATAATACCATCTAGGGTGATAACCATTTCACAACCCAATCGTCTTGCTTTCAATTCAAACTTTCTATTTAACATTATAGATTGATCACGTATATCACCATATGTAATTTTATAATGTGCCAATTCCTCTGCTAATATTTCTACCTTATGAACATGTTTATTTTTTCTATTAAGCAATATTATTTTATCCAAATTGACTCCACCAAGTTCGTTAGGTAGTACGTTCGTTTCTTTAATTTTGATGTTGTCATAATCGATTAACATTTGTTCGAAACTTCCCATATATACAACCCCTTACTTGTCGTCATCATTATCTTGGATAAAACGTGCGAATTCAATTACTTTCTTCCATTGTTCTTCTGTTAATTCACCGTCTAAGTGAGCAGCTATTGTTTCAAAAGAATTAGTTTGTTTCCTTTCTTCTAATCCTAGTAGATATTCCGGTGTAACTTTAAGAACTCTAGCGAAATCATCTGCTCTGTTCAAAGGAAATTCTCTGGATTTATTTAAATATCTTGAAACAGTAGATTTAGCCATATCAGTTCTACGTGCTAATTCGCTTGTTGATAGATTTTGTTTGTCCATTAATTTTGATATTACAGAAATGATTTCGCCGTTGTTTCTCATAGTTATTAACCACCTTCTTATATGTTTCCTTTTTGGAACAACTTAAATATATCACATGTTCCCGATAAGCACAAGAATATTTTGGTTAATTTTGTATTTAATAGGAAGAAACTAGGTAAATTTACTTTTTTTAAATAAAAATGGGTATTACTGTTGACTTATGGGAACGTAGGTGCAATAATAGTAATTGTTCCCGTTAGGAAACGAATTGAGGTGAGAATTTTGAAACTAAATTTAGAGAGATTGAAACAATCTAGAAAAGACAACGAACTAAGTCAGGAAGATATGGTTAGAGCGTTAGGTTGGAAATCAAGATCACAATATTCTAAGAGAGAAAGTGGGTCAGTATCAATTGGTGCTGATGAATTAATCGCTATCGCTAAAATTTTAGGATATAGCAAGGAAGAAGTGGGATATTTTTTTGATTAGAACGTTCCCGAAATGAAACGGAGGTATTAAAATGGCAACACTGACAATGAGTAAAGATGTTGTTTTTTTAGAAGATGGACTATTCGAGGTTCATAGAAATGGAAAGATTTATAGAAAAACAAAATACGGTAAAAAAGAATGCACTATTCAAAAGACATCTAGGAACGGGAAATATCGTTCTGTGTCAGCAATGAAAAATGGCAAACAAAAACATTTTTATGTACACAGATTGATGGCACAAGCGTTTATACCAAACCCAGAGAACAAGCCTCAAATTAATCATATCGACGGTGACCCAAGTAATAACAACATTGAAAATTTAGAGTGGGTAACAGCAAAAGAAAACATCTTGCATGCTTACGAAACAGGATTGGCGCCAACTTTAGAAACGTCTGAACAATGTGTTTCGTGCAAAAACAAAACGATGAATAAAGATAGGGTTTGTCCTGAATGCAAAAACGAAACTAAAAGAATAGAAATAAGAAAACTTAGGAACGAACAGTTAATTCATTCATTAGAAAGCGTAGAACTTAACATTTTGAATGAAAACGAGAAAATTGCGATAAATCACCGACGAAAAGCTATGACTTATGAAGAAATCGGAAAAATTAT